CGGCCGGCGATGGCGGCGTCCACGGCCTGGGCGACCGGGATCGGCAGCACCTTCACCGACGGCTTGTCCCCCTTCCCGACCGTGCGCAGCACCCGGTAGCCGACATCGGTGGTGGTGACGTCCTCCACCCGGACGTTGCAGGTGGCGGTCACCCGCAGCCCGACGGTGCCCATCAGGGAGATCAGCGCCCAGTCGGTCGGCGAGCTGGCGCGGGCGGCGCGGAGCAGGGCGCCGAGCTCGAACCGGTTCAGCCACACCCGCTTGGACGGATCCTGGTGGATCTTCGGCAGGTTCAGCCGCCGGACCGGGCTCTGCGTCAGGTAGCCGTCGTCGACGGCGAGGTCGAAGTAGCCGGCCAGGGTGCCGATCCTGCGGTTCACCGACGCCGGCGCGTTGCCGCGTTCCTCGGCGAGGTAGGTGACGTAGGCCTGGACGTGCATCCGCTGCACGGCCAGCGGGTCCAGTCTGTGGCGGGTGCACCAGTCGAAGAACAGCCGCAGATCGAGGGCGTACGCCTCGCGGGTGGTGGATTTCAGGTAGCGGGTGAGGAAGGCGGCGGCAGCCAGCAGGTGCGGCGCCATCGGGTCGGCTGACGGGACGGCAGGCAGCAGGGTACGGTCGAACATGTCGGGCTCCAGAGTGCTGTGAGAGGTGCTGGGGTTCCGGCTGACGGGTCAGCGTTCCCGCGCTGGCCCGTCGCCTTTCCCGCAATCCTCTCACGCTGCACGCCTGCCGTGCCCCGCCCCCCTCGCCACGCCGCCGCCCCATCGGACGGGCTACGTAGCCGCCGTTATTGGACTGGGGGTTAGCCTGCGTATCCGAGCGCCTGCGCCTTGGCGTAGACCTGCGCGGCCACCACCCCGTACCCCGCAGTCGTAAGATGCAAGCTGTCGATGCGAAGCTGGGTTGGCACGATGTCGTTGGCGATGTCCGTCGTGTCCTGGGAGGTGGGGGTTAGGCCAGCGTCAGTGAGGCCACCCGTAATCAGATACGAACGAATATCGAGATACTGCGTTCCGAACGTCGCCGACAGGGCTGAGTTGAGTGCCACCAGCGCCGTGTGCCTGGCGGTGCCGGTTGGATAAGCGGAATCGATCATCGCACTCAGTACGATCGACTGGCCAGTGCGGGAGGTGTTGGCGATCGCTCGACAATTGTTCACCACGTCGATGTAGTCTACCGCGGCGTCGTTTGTCCCGATCCAGATCACCTGAATTTTCGACGCCATTGCGTCGGCAGTGGTGAAGAAGACGGGGGTTCCTGCTGGAACAGTCGTCGCCCCGCCCTCTGCGGCCCGGGTGAATGCTAGCAAGCCGCTCGACCGCGACAATGATCCGGCGATACCGGCGATCGAAACGGGGGTCGTGCTCGCGAATCCGACCCCCGGCGCGTCGTAATTTGTATTGATCGTCACCGCCGATGTCGTGGTGGGGATTGTTGCCGGGGCCGTCAGCGTGGAGATGACCGCGTTTGCCCTCGCCGCGATCCGCGTGGAGTCCTCCCCGCCAACGCCAAGGTTGGTACAGGTCAGGCCAGCCAAATTCCCCAGTTGCGTTGGGTACGGCGACGCGCCGCCCAAGGTCAGGGAATCGCCCCAGCAGGCGAATCCATCGAGGATATCCGTGCTCGATGGGGTGAAGTAGAACAGCTGAACGTCGAACTGCCTAATATTGGCCGTCGTATTTTGGATACTGACGGTCAGGGATGAGCCATTCGTGGCGGTCGTGGCGCTGACGACAATGTTTGTCGCCGATGTGCCAAACTCGGTTCCTTTCCAGTTCGCAACCGTTCCGGATTGAACGGAGGCGTTGCCCGACTCGCGGCCGATCATGATGGGCCAGTCCGCGCCGTACTTCACGCCCGTGCTATTGTCCCGCGCAGTAAAGACCAACAGATATTTTGTCGAACAGGTGAAGGTGCCGACTGGCGAGAGGCCAACGAACGCCACCGAGCCAGTGGTGCCGTTCGTTACATTGATGTGCCTGGTCCGTGCGCGCGGGGCGCGACCGTTCACATACCCGTATGTTGCCCCCTGCGCGGTAAAGCGAGCGGAAGTGAATGGCGCATAGGTGCCGGTAAGGGCCGGGTCGGCGGCGATCGTTGGCGCGACGTCACCGGCCAGTTTCGCCGCGGTGACCGCGCCGGCCGCGATGTCGACTGTGTTCACGCCGCCGTCGGCGATCTGCACGGTGCCGACCGACCCGGTGCTGCTGGTCGGCGCCGCCAGAGTGGTGGTGACCGCGGTGGCCGTGGTGCCGCCGTCGACGACGAGCGCGGTCACCGCGTTGCCGGCAGTCTCCACCGTCTGGTTCTGGGCGGGCCGCAGCCGCTGCACGACACCGTTGCAGCGGACCTCGACCACCGCCGGGCCCTGATTGACGACCAGGACGGCGTATGACGAGCCTGAGTCGATGGTGGTGGGTGACGTGGTCAGGGTGTAGGTGGCCAAGGCTCCCCCTTCCGGGTGCTGGCGGTCCGCTGAATCGGGAAGTCGCGGCGGTCAGGCGAACAGGGCGGCGGTGACCGAAGTGACCGCCGACCAGGAGATCGTTACCTTCCCGGTGGTCGGGTCGGTGAACCGGGCGACGGCGCCGAGCTTGAACAGGCGGGTTCCGCCGGCGGGGATGACGCACGCGGCGTCCGGGTTCCACTGGGTGGCCGCCTCCGGGGTCACGGAGGTGGGGTCGTCGACGGTGGCGGTGACGGAGCTGCCGGACCCGTTCACGATCCACAGGAAGACCGGGTTGGAGCCGGGCGGGGTGAAGTTGTCGCCGGCCGCGTCCGCCGCGAACAGGGTGGGCGTGGTGGCAGACAGGGACGGCAGTTGGACGGTGCGGGTGGTTGCCACTACGGCTCCTCGGTGTCGGGGCGGAGACGGGCTCGGATGGCGCGGGTGCGGGCGGCGTGGGCCCTGGCCAGGTCGGGGTCGATCCTCAGCGCGGCGCCGAGCCGGGTCAGGACGTCGCCGGTGTCCTTCTGCCCGGACCGCTTGGCGTGCACCCTCTTGACGGCCGCGATCCGCTCCAGGTGGGCGATACGGGCGGCGTCGATGCTGCGGGCGGTCAGCAGCGCGGCCGCCGGGTCGTCGGTGAGGAACGGCTCGTGCAGGACGACGTCCAGGGCCTCGTCCAGTCCGGTGAGGCCGTATTCGCCGGCGCGGATCGATACGGTTGCGGCGGGGAACCGGTGGATGTTGCGGGTCACGCCGCCGGTGTCGGCGTCGATGTCCTTCACGACGGTCACCCACTGTTGCCCGTCGGCTTCGGTGAGGGTGTAGTCGACGAGCCGGATCATGCGACCTGCGCCGCCCACCAGTTCAGCGTGACCGCCAGGGAGGCGGACAGGCCGACGGTGAACCCGGTGGCGGACTGGGCAGTGAGCTTGTGCCCGGGGTAGGTGCCGGAGCTGTTCAGGATCCCGTACACCACCTTCGGGACGCTCGCCATGGTGGGGCCGTAGCTGACGCTGATCGAGGTGGCCGCCCCGAACGCGACGGAGCCGGCGAGGACGGCGTCGCCGGTGTCGGCGGCGTAGACGCTGTTGTCCCACCAGGCGCCGGACAGGTTGAGGTGGCCGTCGGTGCCGCACCGCAGTCCGGACTGGATGACGTTGGCCTGGTAGGCGCCGACGATGGCCTGCGTGGCGTCGGTGTAGGCGAGGCCGCCGCGCGCGAGCCAGTCCGGGTCGTGCATGTACCCGGCCCGCAGATGGTTGGGGTCCGCGGCGACCCCGAAGAACTCCCCGGAGCTGTTCGTCGCGGCCTTCAGCCCGAACCACGCCTCGGTCGCCCCGGAGATGGACTCCGGAGCGGCGAACAGGGATGCGTAGGCGTCGCCGGATGAGGGGTACATCCGGATCTCCGGGGTGGGCAGGATCTCGATCCGCTGCCCGTCCGGTGAGGAGATCGCGGCGTTGCGGACCGACGCCGCGGCCCGCAGGTCGTTGATCTGCTGTTGCAGGGACGCGACCTGCGCGACGAGCGCAGCGAGGCCTTCCCGGCGGGCAGCCCATTCCCCGGCCATCAGCCCTCGCCCTGGGATGGCTGGAATTGCACCCGGACGCCGCCGGCGGAGTCGCCGACCAGTTGCACGATCCGGCCCCGGTAGTCCCCGGACGTCAGGTAGTTGTGGGCGCCGACGATGACGCGGGCCCAGTGGCCTGGCCGGTAGCCGCCGACCGGCGGGTAACTGCCGGGGTTCACCTTCAGCGTCCACGTCTGCCAGGGGCGGCGGCTGCGGGCGGCCAGCTGGGTGGCGTAGGCGGCGAGCAGGGCGGGGTCCTCCACGGAGTCCCGGGCGTCGCCGGTGACTTCCAGCAGCGGCCAGCCGCCGGCGGTCAGGGTGGAGTCCTCGGCTTCGGCGATGAGCCTCGCCTCGCCCTGACCGGCGCCGGGCACCCAGGCGCGGGACCCGAGCCGGGTGCCGTCCACGTTGACGCCGATCCCGGAGACCGTCGACTGGGGGACGGAGGCGTCCCACACCCAGTCCGGGCCGCCTTGCTCCAGCAGCGGCGCCGCGGTGGTCCCGACCTGCATGTCCCATTCCAGGTAGCGGCCGTCGGTGGTGGAGCGGCGCGGCACGAACGCGACCTCGGGTCCGCCCTCGAGCTCGGTGATCTCCTTGATTCGGGGGCCGACGTCGCCGAGCTCGTACCCGGGGTAGGTCTTCTCCCAGACGCCGGCCTCGTCGGCAGGCAGGTTCACCGGCAACGCGCCGCCGGTGTGGGTGTGCGCGAGCTCCACCAGCTGCTTGGCGATGGTGCCGAGGGATACGCCGGTGGCGGCGAACCCGGCGGTGGCGGCGGTCTGCCCGCCGGACAGGACGGGCAGCACCTTCCGGTGGTCGTAGTAGGACCAGAGCCCGGCGGCGCCGACCCGCAGGATCTGGGTGTCGGCGTCGAGGTCGTGGGTCCAGATCGGGCCGGCTTCCAGGATTGTCTCTTCGCCGTCCGGGTTGATCCAGGCGGCGGCGAGGAAGCAGCGGCCGGGTTCGGCGGTGGAGGCGAGGTTGAGTGCGGCGACGTCGGCGTCGTTGAGTGGCAGCTGCCCGTTCAGCGTGCCGGCGTCGTCGAGGGTGAGGGTCCAGATGCCCTGGTCGAGCGGGATCACGGTGGTGACCCGGCCGGTGGCCAGTTCCCCGACCAGCCATTCGACGTGCCCGAACTCGGCGGTCACGCGGTGCCGACTGCCTGCCAGTCGATGCGCGCGGCGAACCCGGCGATGATGGCGCCGGTGCTGCCGATCCAGCATTTCACGGTCACGTTGGAGCCGGTGCCGCCGTTGCGGGCGATGACCATGTTGGGCCGGGCCGGACCGTCGCCGTTCCACGCCACGAACGAATCCACGACCGACAGGCCGGTGTTGATGGTCAGGTCGCCGGACCCGGTGGTGGTGCCCGCGGTCGAACCGGTTTTGATCACCTTCGGGGTGGTGGTGACGCCGGAGATGCTGACCGGGGTGGCGAGGTTCCAGGCGGAGCCGGCGTAGAACTCGCGGCGGACCGGGGAGGTGTCGAGCCGCCACACCTCCAGCCCGTCGTACGCGGTCAGCGCGTCCCGCTCGGTCTGGGATCGGACCGGGATCGGCGCTCCGCGCGCGACGGTCCACTTGTACACCTGGGTGATGGTGACGCCGGAGTTGGTTTGTGTGGTCCCGGATGGCATCAGGCATTCGGCGAGGACCAGCGCGCCGGCGGGGACGGAGATGTACGGTTTGGTGGGGCTGCCGGAGGCGGTGCCGGAGGTGATCCCGGCCAGCGCGACGCTGTCGGAGTCGCCCTGCTCGAAGTCGGGTTGCCGCACCCACACCAGGTCGTAGCGGGACCCGGAGCCGGGGGCGGCCGGGACGGCTACCGACAGCAGTGCGTCGTTCGACGCCAGGTAGGGGCCGGCGGCGGTGGTGCGGACCCCGATCCATTGGCAGGCCTCGATCACGTACGTCATCGGGGCGGTGGCGGAGGTGCCGCGGACCTGCCCAGGCAGCCCGGTGCCGGTCGTCGGGCCGTATAGGACGCCAGGCCGGACGGCGATGCCGCCGCTGTCGGGGGCCATCAGTCCGCCGAGCGCGATCCTGGCCTCGGTCGGGGAGGTGCGGCCGGCGTCGGCGTCGTCGACGACGAACAGGCCCTCACGAACCGACATCAGCCCTCACCCCTCTTCGTCACCAGTAGGTGGGTTTCCAGGTCGCCGACAGGGTTACCGCCGGATCCGAGGACCCGAGCGTGGACAGCTGTACGACCGACGACCCGGCGGCGGGGATCGTCCACCACTGCCGGACCGTCAGGTGCCCGTCATACCCGGGAACCCCGTCATAGCTGGCTGTCCCGGTGCGGGAATCGAGCACCACGTGCACCCCGGTGGGGATGACGCCCTCGTACCGGAGCCGCCGGCCAGACCCGACATCCAGCAGCTCGAAGCCGGTGTCGAACGGGCCGAGGACGTCGAACCGCGGGTAGCAGTCTGCGGTGCCGGGGTTGGTCATCGTGATCCGGCCGAGGGACCCGACCGCACCGAAGGTGAGCAGCGAGGTCCCGTCGAATAAGGGGAACACCAGCCCGCTGGAGTCGTCGGGCAGGCCGGTGGATCCGGTGGCCTGCTCGCCGTACCGGAACGGGTCGGGGCACCACCAGTCGATGGCGAACCCGAAGTGCCCGACCCCCCAGTACTTCAGGCTGCGGGCGGAGCGGGCGAGCCGGGCCGACGCGGTGAGGGTCCGCCCGGCGAAGGTCACGCTCAGCGTGCCGGCCACGGCGTCCCCGGTGTAGACGGCGGCCGCGGCGAGGTCCTGCAGCAGGGTGTCGCGGGCGTCGGGGTCGATGCAGTAGCCGTCGACGGACACGGTGCGGGCCTCGGCCCAGATGGGGGCGTCGAATGCGCCGTGCCGGTTCGGGCGGGCCACCGCGTCGATCCGCCCGCCGGGGAGGTCTTCCCAGCCGGTGAGGTCGGCCACCCGGTAGGGGCCCTCGTGGGAGAGGGTGACCCCGTTCCAGGTGATGTCGATGGTGTCGGCGGCCATCAGATGCCGCCGCGGGCCCGCAGCCGGAACATGACGTCGTCGGCGACCTGGTCGGGGGTGCCGCGGAGCACCTCGATGCGGTCGGCGTGCAGCAGCGACCCGACCGACATCCCGCCGCCCGAGCCCGCGGGGGCTGTGGCCGCGGAGGTGGCGGGGACCTGGGCGCGGGACCAGGCGACGGCGCCGCCCATCCGGGCCACGACGTCGGAGGCGAGCAGCCGGGACCGGCCGCGTTTCGCGGCCGCGAGCGGGATGTAGGCTTCGCCGCCGGTTTCCGGTTCCCCCCAGATCCGCAGGCTGCCGCCGGAGTATTGGGCGACGTGGTCCTCGATCCCGCCGCGCCCGAACGTCTTGTAGGTGGCGGTTGGGGCGGCGGCGAACGCGTCCGGGTTCAGGCGCTTCAGCAGGGCGAGGATCTCCGCGAACTGCTTGGTGGAGGCGCCGGCCAGGGCGTGGATCAGGTCGGCGCCGTCGGCGCCCATCCCCTCCAGCAGCGCCGCCAACTGTGTGCCGCCGCGTCGCCCGACCTTCGCGAGGTCCCGGCGGTAGGCCTCCTGCTGGTGCACGGTCCGGCCGAGCGACGCCTCGTACAGGCCCAGGTCGAATCCCTTGGGCGCGTTCCGCCGGGCTGTCGCCGACGCGGCGGCCTTCTCCTTGATCGCCTCATTGGATCGGGCCAGCGCGTAGGAGCGGCGGGCCTTGTCGAGGCGGTCCTCGGCGTCGTGGATCGCCCGGGCGTCTCTCGGGGAGTTCCGCCGCACGTGAGCGAGGTCCCGTTCGGCCTTGGACACCGCGAGGTTCGCGTTCTTGGTGGCGTTCTGCGCCACCAGCGCGGCACGGACCGCCGCCAGGTACTCCTTGACGGTGATCGGCTGTAGCTTCGACGCCTCGTACCGGGACTGGACGTCGCTCAGCCCGTACGGGGTGGCCAGGCCGCCGTCGGCGTACTGCTTGATCGCGCCCGTGTTGATCGCTTCCAGGATGCCGCGGTGCCGGGTGGTGGCGGCGGCGTTGACCACGAATTCGCCGGTCGCCAGCATGGCCGGGACGGTGTCGCGGCGTGACGGCGGTCCTGGGATCAACCCGCCCCCGGCGTGTCCGTCGCTCCGCTTCTGCAGGCTGCCTGGGACCGCGGACACGCCGGGGGAGAACACGAACTGGCCGTGCTGCTCGGCGAGCGCGATGAACGACCGGAGCCGCCGGATGGCCTCTTCGTCGTCGAATACGGCCTTGGTGTTGGCGGTGGCGGGGATTCCGAGGACTTTGTCGGCGTATTCCTGGGCTTCCTTCTTGGTCAGCCCGAATCGGATCCCGACCTGGATCAGCCGCCGGCGGGAGGATTCCAGGGATGCCTGGAACTGCTGCTGGCTGCCGCCTGACGTCAGCACGTCGTCGGCCAGGGCGAGCGCGGCGGCGCCGACGGCGTCCAGGGCTTCCTGGTTGGCGCGGCCCTTCTCGGTGTGGATGTCGAGGGTGCGGCCGTTCTCCTTTACCGCATCGGAGGCCTCGGCGATCGCCGACTCGAGGCCGCGGAGGTCGCCGCGGGTCTGCAGGAACTGGTTGCCGGCGTCCTCGACGGAGGCTGCGAAGTCGGCGGTGGCCTTGGCGGCGTCGGCGGCCTGCTGGGCCTCGGTCTGTACGCCGCGGGCCAGGTCCTCCACCGAGGTGGTGGTGTCCCCGGATTCGGCCTTGACGGCGTTCAGCGCGTCGGCGTACTCCGGCATCAGCTTCAGCAGCTTGCCGGTCTCGTTGCCTTGCAGCCCGGCGGCCTTGGCGATCTGGTTGAACGCGTCGGCGGCTTCCTTGCCGTGACCGGACTGGACGAGGCCGGCGAGGGCCTTGCCGAGTTCGTCGAGGTTCTTCGCCATCGTGGAGCCCTGGGTGGTGTTCCAGTTCCACCACGGCTTGTCGGAGTTCTTCACGACCTCCTTGATGGACCGGTCGACCCGCCAGATCGACTTCGCGGAGCCGTCGAAGTCCCGGCCCCACACCTTCGCCGCCTCACCGGTCAGGTGGCCGGTCTTGGCCAGGTCCAGCATGGACACCTGCAGGGCGGCGGTGGAGTCGTCGACGGCGCCGACTTTCCGGTCGAATGCGGCGGCGATGTCCGGGAGGGCGGTCGCGACGGTCAGGCCGGCGATCGCGCCGCCAGCGACCTTGATCCCGAGCGCGGCCTTCCGGCCGGAGATCCCCAGCTCGGCGAGTTGGGTTTTCGCGGTCGCGACCTTCCCGGCCAGGATCAGCATGCCGCCGCCGAGGATCGCCACGCCGGCGGTGAGCCCGGCCGCCACCACGGTCGACTTCTGCACCGACTCCGGTAGCGCGGTGAAGGCGTTGACCGCGCCGGTGGCGCCCTGCGTCAGGGTCCGCAGGCCGTCGTTGGCGCCGGATCCGCCGGCGATGAACGCGGTCTCCAGGGACCCCTTCAGCTGCTCGACGTCGCCGGCGAGGTTGTCCATCAGCCGGCCCGCCTGCACGGCCGCGAATCTGGAGTCGTTGACCTTGGCCGTCCACTCCTGGACCGCTTCCGCGCCGCCCTCGTACAGGACGCGGGCGGCGGTGATCTGCTCGTTGCCGAAGATCCGGCCGAGGGCCTCGTTCCGTTCGGCCTCGGTGAGGTCCTGCATCGTCTGATGCAGTTCGTTCGCCACCCCGGCGACGCCGATGAACCGGCCTTCGGCGTCGTACAGGTTGATCCCGAGGCCCTTCATCTCGCGGGCGGCGGCCTGCGACGGCGACGTCAGCGACGTCAGCAGGCCGCGCAGCGACGTGCCGGCCTGCTCGCTGAGGATCCCCTGGGAGGCGAACTCGGCGAGGGTCCCGACGGTCTCCTCGATGGAGACGCCCATCCCGTGCGCGACCGGCCCCACGTACTTCAGCGCGTTCGCCAGGTCGGTGACGTCGCCCTGCGCCTTCCCGGCGCCGGCGGCGAGCAGGTCCGCGACGTGCGGGAGGTCCTTGCCTTGCAGCGCGAACTGGGTCATCGCGGTGGCGGCGATCTCCGCGGCGTCCTTGACTTCCAGTTCCCCGGCTGCGGCCAGGGACAGGGACCCGGTGAGTCCGCCGGCGAGGATGTCCCGCACGGACACGCCGGCCTTGCCGAGGGCAGTGATCGCGTCCGCTGCCTCGGTCGCCGAGAATTGGGTGTCCCGGCCGGCGTCGATCGCGGCCTTCCGTAGCTGGGTCAGCTGGGATGCGGTGGCGTTCGTCCCGGCGGCGGCGCGTGACATGGCCTTGTCGAACCGGGCGAACGACACCACAGCGACCGCGGAGACGGCGCCGATCGCCACTCCGGCCTTGACCGCGCCGGACCCGATCTCGTCGAATGCGCGGCGGTGCTTCCCCGCCGCTTCGATCCCGGACTTCGCGAAGTCGGCGGTGGCCTTCTCGGCGGCCTTCAGCTTCGCGAGGTAACTGCGGGGGTCGAGGTCGAGGCCGACCGCGACCGTCCGGTTGCCGCCGAAGAGCGTCATGCGGTCACTCCTCGGCGTCGTCGGCCCGGTCGTCGATGCGGTCGGCGCGGAACCGCAGCGCCCGCGGCCAGCTGGCCTTCGTGTAGGCCGCGGCGGTCATCTCCGCGGCCGTGCAGGCGTGGCAGCGTGTCGGCGGCGGCGCCGTGTAGTGGTGGGTCCGGTCGAGGTCGTTCGGGTCGGCGTGCGGGCTGGTGGACTCGGTCAGCGGGTGCCCGCACCCGTCGCACAGCCCCGCCTCGTACAGGGTTAGCGCCACCGCGGACGTGTAGTCGTGCTCTGTCCACCGGTCCCCGGGCGGCGCGTCGCCGCGCAGCACCCGCAGCGGCACCCCCCACGCGCGGGCGGTCCGCAGCTCGACTACGAGGTGCGGGTGCTCCCCGAGCCGAGCCGCGACAAAGGGACGCTGATCGGCTCCGCACTGGCGGCCTCGATCGCGGACCCGATGGCCTCCCATTGGGCCTCGCCGATCCGCTCACGCAGGCGTTTCACCTGCTCGACGGTCATCCTCGGCGAGACGATCACCTGGGCGTACACGGCGGCCTCGTAGGCGGCGAGGTCCATGGTGTCGTCGCCGTCGGCGTCCTTGACCGGCTTGCCGTGCTCGTCGCGGACCGTGTGCGCGTCCAGCAGCCGCCGCCGGTCGGAGTGCAGCAGCCCCCGCACCCGGAACACCCGCTTGGACTGCTCCAGTTGCTCCCGGATGGCGCTGATCTCCGCGTCGACCGGGTCCCCGCCGAGACGCGCGTCGCCCGGCTCCCGAGGCCGGGCAGCCAGTTCCTGGAGCGCCGCGACCAGGTCGCCGCGGCCGTAGACGGGCACGGACCGCTGCGGCGGTTGCGCATCGGTCAGCCACGCGTCAATGTCGAAGTCGGTGTCGTCGTCCATTCCTGTTCCCCTGACCTGCCCCTGACCTGATGGTGGGCGGCTGCGGCGGCGTCAGGGGGGATCCGCCGCAGCCGCGACCCGGGGTTAGGCGACGGCGACGTCGAAGGACGTCGTGTTCGTCGTGAACACCTTCTGCTGGCAGTGCAGGACGGAGTTGGCCTCCGGCGGCAGCTTGATCTGGGAGCCGAGGAGCACCGTCCAGATGTCCACGATCTGGCTGGACGCCCAGGCGGTGGCGTTGGCGACGCCCCACCGGATCACGATGAACCCGGCGGTGTTCGGGGCGAGACTGGTGTAGGCGATGTTGTTCGACGGGGACGCCGGGTTGATCACGTACTTGAGGCTCCCGAGGCTGTACTTGACCCGGCCCTTGTTCTCGAAGGTGGCGGTGTCGGCGAGCCGGTCGTCGGTGATCTCCTGCTCGTCCACCGACGGCGTCAGCCCGTCCGGGGTCAGGTAGAAGGAGATGTCGGTGGCCGCGTTCAGCTGGCTGGTGGTCGGCGCGGAGGTGGTCAGGGTCGTCGCGAAGACCGCGCGGATGTTGCCATCCGCTGCGATCGCGGTGGGGCGAGCCATCGGCTACTCCTTGGGCTTGGTCTTGCCGGCGGTCCCGGCCTGGTCAGGGGGTGATGCGGGCTCGCCCGCCGAACTCTCACTCGCCGTCAGCGGCCCCTCCGGGATATCGGGGAGAGGGCGGCCACCGGAGTCCAGCGCCGACCGGTCGAGGACCTTCGCGCCGGCCGGGAGCGGCACCCGCTTGTCCTGCGACCATTCCCCGACCCCGGGCAGGTGGACGCGCACGAACTCAGCCACAGTCGCCTCTCCTCACGTGGAGTACACGGTGTAGACGTCGACGCCGTAGAACAGCGGCGGTGACACGTCCCGGTCGGTGTGGATCGGCTGGGAGTCGAGCATCGCCAGCGGCGCGCACACCCGCCCGGTGACGGCCGGGACCGCGTCCAGCAGCAGAGCCCGGGTGCGTTCCTGCGCCCACGCCGCCTCGTCCTCGGTGCGGCCGCAGTGGGTCAGGTAGACCGTTGCGTCGAACCGGCCATGCCAGGGGACGAGCCGGTCACTGGTCATCCGGGACCGGATCCGCAGCACCGCGTACGGCGTGACCGGCGGGACGGGGTCGAGGGCAGGTTTCCCGGCGTCGTCGAGCGCCCCGACCGCCACGGTGAACCCGACGGCCGGGTCGGTGGTGAGCGGCGCCAGCAGGGCCAGGACGGCGTCCCGGTGGGCCCGGATCACTGCCGCAGCCCCCGGGTTAGGGACGACGCCGCAGCGTCGGCGACGGCCGCCTCGAACCGGCGGCGGTGCCGCTGCAGGGTCTCCGCCGGATGCTCCAGCACCGGTCCGGAGGTGGCGGTCCCGAAGTACAGGATGTTGCCGATCGCGCCACCGCGGCGGGTCTTGTCCGGGCCGATCTCGGCGGACAGGCCGCGCGTGTCGTGAGTGATGGCGGCCGGGAGATACCGGAACCGGGGGTGCCCGGTGGCGCGCTCCCGCAGGTCGTCCCGCACGGCGCGGGCCGTGTCGTCGACCACCTTCGCCAGCGGCCGCACCACGTCGGGTCCGGCCCGGCCCAGGTCGACCGCCAGCCGCCGCACCTGCGTCATGTCGAAGGAAGACACCCCGCGCCGCCCTCCTGGTTCAGCCGGTGGTCTCCTCGCACGCCAGCCGGCGGCTGGTGGCGTACGTCTTGTCGTGCAAGCCGGCGACCCGGTACGTCCGCCCGGCCAGGTCGCCGTCCAGGGCCGCGGTCGTGAGGGTGACCCGGTCACCGACCCGCACCCCGGTCACCGAGACGGGGATCTTGACGGTGAGCCGTTGCACGGTGGCGGTCCGCTCACCCACCTCCGGCGTCTGCGGCTGGGTGTCCGGCACCTGCACCTGGCACGGCCCGGAGTACACCGTCGTGGCCCGGGGGACGGTGCGGCCGGTCACCTCGTTGAGGCCGGCGTTGCCCGCCGAACGGGTGATGGTGCAGGCGTCGACCATCAGCCGTTCGGCGGCCAGCCGGCCGGCGACTGTCACCGATGCCGCGGTCAACAGTCCTCCAGCCACGGGGTGAGCGTCGGGGACGGCAGCCATTCCGGCTCGGTGCCGTACGGGTCGATCGTCCAGGCGCCATCGGAGGCGGTGGACGCCTCCGACAGCAGCGTGAGCTCGTCGCCGGTCAGGTACAGCGTCCCGGAGGAGGTGGCCTGGTCGCGGCGGAGCCGGTAGTCGTCGATGGCCTCCTCGAGGAGGCCATCCGGGTTCTGGATCCGACGGATCACCATGGCGGCCTCGACCTGGACGACGAGGTCCGGGTCGAGGGTTGAGGCGTCCAGTCGGGTCGGCACCGAAGGCAGTTCGGTGATGATGATGCGCCAGGCGTCGCCGAGCAGGGTGGTGACGCGGGTGGTTTCCTCCGCGGTCAGGTCCCGGTATCGGGCTGCCACGTCCGCAGCGGTCGCCGGGTTGGACGCCACGTCACCACCACCTCCGCGCGCGGCCGGCTATTCGGTGCGGACGCCGGTGGCGTCGAGCGCGGCGATGATGTCGTGGGTCTTCCAGGACGGGTCGACGGTGACGTCGTTGGCTGCCGCGTAGGCCGCCCAGGCGTCGCGGCCGGAGCCCTTCCCGTGCCGAGGCGGCGGCGGCTCTTCCGGCTGCTGCTCAGGCTGCTGTTCAGGCTGCTGTGGATCCGGCGGGGCCGCCGGTGTCGCGGCCCCGCCGGGCCTCGGCTGAAGCGGCGCAGGCTGCACGGGCGGCCCGCTCTTCGTCTGGTCGGCGGCGTCCTGCTCCGCCTTCGCGTCTGGGTGCTGCCCCACGCTGGGGTCGCCGAAGTACCCCAGCGTCCACGGGTCGCCCATGCCGGGGTCTCCGCTCAGTTCCGGGAGAAGTCGACGACGACCAAGCCGCCGGGGTCGGTGATCCCGGTGTTGTTGTGGATCGACGCCCACGCCAGCGTGTCGCCGGCGGCCAGGACCAGGTTGGCGGCGGTCCCGGACAGCGTGACGTCGGTGTCGTCGAACGCGGCGGCGTTCGTGCCGCTCCCGAAGGTGAGGGTGGCGACGGTCGTCGACCCGGACCCCGCCTGGCCCTTGTTGACCAGCGAGATGGTCCGGTTGTTGGTGGCCGCACCGGTGATCGCGGCCGCGGGCACGTAGCGGACGCGGGTCACGGTGCAGTCGTACGGGGCCTGCATCAGCACCGTGGTGGCGTCGTTGCCGGCGGTGGCCACAGCCGGGGCCTGGGTCTGCCGTGTGGTGGTGAGGGGTGCCTGGTCGCCCATCTGGCGGGTCCTTTCAAGACGGTCCGGGTGGGCGCCGTGTCGGGGCGCCCACCCGGCTGCTGGTCAGATTCTGAGTGGCGGGGCCGATCAGGCGTGGATCAGGCGAGGTCGAGGCGCCCGACCGGGTACCGGCTGGCCTCGGTCGGCTGGTCGTAGTTGATCGGGTTGGCGACCTGCCAGCCGACCCGGAACGTGACCCGGACCGCGGTCATGTCCTGCTGGGCCAGGTTGTAGACGATCGCGCCGGTGTTGTCCTGGATCACCGCCTGGTCGAGGATCTTCATCGTCATGTCCTTGCGGACCCCGACCACGAACTGGCCCCAGTCGCCGCCGAACAGCTGCGGGGACCCGGAGCTGGTGCCGAACAGGCCCCGCATCGGGTAGGTGACCGGGTAGCCGTCCAGCAGGGTCAGCGCCCCGTTCAGCCGGGACTCGTCGAGCTTGCGGCCCTGGGAGTCCCGGGCCTTCCGCAGCTTCGACTTCGCCGATGTGGCCGCGACCCACCCGTTGATCTCGTAGCCGTCGGCCTCGACCTTTTCGTACAGGTTGTCGATGTCGCCGAAGTAGCCGCCGGCGGAGGCGGCGGAGCCGACGGTGACGTTGTTGCTGGCGCTGGTGGCGGCGGAGGCGATGTTCGTCGGCCAGCTGCTGGGGGCGTTGGTGCCGAAGTAGACGGCGGCGTCCAGGCAGCGACCGAACGCCTCGCCGAGCAGCGGCTCGGCCTCGTCCCAGATGTTCGCGTCGACGTCGTCCAGCACGTTGTCCGGGATCGGGACGATCACCGCGATCTCTTCGATCGTCATGTACTTGTTGGTCCAGTTGATCTCGGTGGTCTGCTTCAGACCGGTGTCACCGGAAACGAAGTACGCGACGGGCAGCGCGGACAGGATGGGGAACCGCACCTGCCCGCGGCTGACCGGGATCCGCTTGAACAGCCGCATCACCGCGGAATCCTCGGTGGCCCGGCCGAGCATCGAGTTCACGACCTCTTCCGGGATCAGCGCTGCCGCGTCCGTGCGGGAGGTCAGGTTGTTGAACGCCATGGGGGGTTTCTCCTATCTCTGGCGTCGGCCCCCCAGGGCTTGGGGGCGTGTCGGTTACCCGGCGCGACCGGCGGCGCGGCGGATCAGGGCGTTCATGTCCAAGGGGGCGGCGTTGTCCGCGCGGGAGCCCTGGGACGGGTCCGGCTTCGGCCGGGGGGTGAGGATCTTGGCGAGTTCCTTGGCGTCCGCGGCCAGCTCGTCCTCCGTGCTGCCCTGCAGCCGGTGCAGGTGCTCCACGGGGATCCCGTTGGCCAGTCCCACCCGCAGCCGCAGGTTCTCCGCCGCGGCCGCGGCCGCGCGGGATTCGGCGTCGGCTGCCGCCCGCTGCGCCTTCTCCAGGTCGGACAGCTTCGCTTCCTCGGCCTGCTGCAGCTTGGCGCGCAGCTGCTTCAGTTCCCGCTCCGCGGTCGTGGCGCGGCGCCGTTCCGCGGCGAGCGCGGCCTTTCCGGTCTCGCCGAGCTGGCCGGTGTCCGCCTGGTCAGCGACGCCACCGGCGGTGGCGTCGGGTGTGTCGTCGGACGTCGCGTCAGGCGTGGCGTCGCCGGTCTGGTCGGTTGCGGTATCGGACATGAGGGGGTGGGCCTCTCCATCGCGGAGCCCGCGTCGGCGTCGCGCCGGTCGCGGGTTGGACACCCCGCCTCCGGCGTCGCGCCGGCGCGGGAATCAAGGGGGGCGTGGCGGGTCAGCGGAGGTAGCCGTACCGCCGGAGCAGCCGGATGGCGTCGTCACGGTCGGTGGCGATGTCCAGGATCGTCTCCGGCATCAGCCGGACGACTGGCCGGCCGTCGCGGGCTCTTGCGGCGGCGCCGAACAGGCCGCGGCGCGTGGTGCCTTCAGTGGTGACGTACACCGGTTTCCCGTGCAGGGTGACCGGGACGAGGCTGCCGCGAGCAGCGCCGCCGCGCAGTTGCTGCGCCTCCGCGCGGGTCACTCTCGCGCCGGCGGTGGACAGTCCGGCCGCCGAGCGGCGGGCGTTGACCACCTGGCTGATGTCGGCGCCGTGGCGGATCGCTTCGGCCCCGGCCCGGGTGAAGATCCGGTCCTGGTCCCGGGCCGACAACGAGGTGAAGTAGGCGCGCGGGTCGGTCGTCAACTCGCCGGCGACGTCCTCAGACGCGGGCACGTGCCGGCAGTCGCACGCCGGGTGCCGGCGGAACCCGGCGTTCCACCGGTAGAACCGGCCGGCGAGGACGGCGCACCGGGAGCAGGACGGCGGGTTCAGCATCCGGATATAGCCGCCGACCCGGTGGTGTGAGGCGAGCGCGACCTGCGCGGCAGCCCTGGCGGCGTCGGCCAGCGCGGTGCGGATCGTGGTGTCGAGCCAGCCCTGCCCGTGGGTCAGGGCGGTGTCGATGTCGGCGCCGGTCCCGGCCTGGGCGCGGGTGTCCACCACCGCGCCGTACAGCAGGCTGTCCAGCGGCCGGCCGTCGGAGGCGACCCCGGCCAGCGCGGCGGGGTCGACGTCGCCGGCGTTGTCCGGCGGTAGCCCGAGGTCGCGGACCGTTGCGGTGAGGGCGGCGGCGCCTTCGGTTGCGGAGCGTTGCTGCGCGGCCGCCACCAACGCGACCAGCCTGGGGCCGATCGCCGCCCATGCGGTGTCGAAGTCGCCGTCCATCCCGGACCAGACCCGGCGGGCGGCGGCCACCGTGGTGGCGGTGATCGCCTGCTGCGTCCGGTAGCCGTCAACCGCCGGCTGCGGCAGCGGCACCGGTCGTCGCCTCAGGCTCGAGGCGGGACGTGTCCGAGGTGGAGGTGGCCGTGGTGGAGTCGGTGAATCCGCGGGCGATCGCCGCCAGCGTCGGATCCTCCTGCTCCTCCATCAGCTGCCGCATCAGCCGATCCCGCCGTGCCGCGGAGTACCCCATCTCCTCCCAGACCGCCTGGACCGGCAGCACCCCCGCCTGCTTCAGCTTGATCGCCGCATCGGTGGTCTGCGCGCGGGTCGGAGTGGCCGGGTCACGCCACAGCGTCTCCAACTGCTCCAGCTCCGGGTCCCAGGCGTCGTCGGCCAGGCGGCGGACCAGCCGCATCACCCGTTCCCACGACCCGGAGAACGCCCGCTGCTTCCGCTCGCACGTCTTCACCACCCGCGCCTCGTCGGCGCGGATCCCCTCCGCGGACGGCGGGTTGGCCGTGTTCTGCCCCATGTACCGCAGCGGGATCCCTTTCAGCCCGGCGATCAGCTGCGCGTAGTGGTCCACGATCCGGGTGAAGTTCCCCAGGTCGGCGGACGTGAACTGGCCGAACTTGGTGTCCGGGTTCTTCGCCGACCAGACCGCCCCGAAGTAGGTCTGCCACACCGGAAGCTGTGCGCCGCTCTGGTCGACGAAGTCGCCCTTCGACATGCCCGCCACGTACCGTTGCGGGATCGCCGCGACCTCCGTGGCGACCTGCGCGTTGGTCAGCGCCCGCGCCGCCGCGTCGGTCAACGTGACGACGTCCTGCATGTCCGATACCCCGAGCCGCTGTGCAAGCCGGCCCCGGTTGACCAGCGGCACTACCGGGACCCGCCCCAACAGGTGCTCGTTGCGGTCGTCCTCCACCCACTTCGAGGGGCGGGGGCTGGTCGACTCCGTGGACAGCCAGATCGTCACGTCCGGCAGGTACAGGGTGGCGTAGGTGCCCTGCCGGCCGAGCAGCGGGTTCGGCTGCCGATACACCTTCAGCGCGGCGGCCACCTGCCGGGTCCGCGGGTCCAGCTCGACGGTCATCTCCAGCGGCGACTCCACTGTCACCAGCGGCGTCTGGTCGTCGTCCTCGTTGACCCCGACGGTGACGAAGGACCGGCCGAACACCAGCGCGTCGACGTGCGCCAACTGGGACTCCTCGTCCAGCCCGTTGCGCTGCCAGACCCGCCACAGTTCGGCGTCGGCGTCCTCCTGCGAGGGCAGCCGGAACCCTTCCAGGTCCAGCCGCTCCTCCACGGCGTCCACGCACAACCGGGGCCAGTTCACCAGGACCACGAAGTCGCGCAGCGCCGGCGGGATCGCCAGGCCGAGGGCCTCCAGCCGCTGCACGCCCTCGTAGTACTTGTCCAGCAGCTCCAGGTAGGGGCGGTCGGCGTCCAGTTTCCGCTGCAGCCGGCGCAGCGTCGCCTCCTCCTCCACCGACAGGGCCACACCGCACCCCCTACCGGAAGATCACAATGCTGTTGTCCCTGTCCCGGGCCGCGCGCACCACGCCATCGAGGGCCGTGACCGCGGCAGTGATGCCGTCGATCCGGGTGGAGCTCTTCGCCCGGTCCGGTTTCACCGGCCGGATGTTGTCCTGCCCGTCGTTGCGGACCTCGACCACCGACGCCATCCACCGCAGCACCGGGTTCCCGCCATGCCGCATCGCCTTCCCGCCGAGCAGCCGCTCCAGTTCCTTGCACGCCGGTGACAGACCGAGGTAGGTCTGCGCGACCGGCACCACCGGGATCCCGTCGAGGTCCTCGTCGAGCTCCTGCACCAGCTGCCCGGCGAACATCCGGTCGTAGGAGACCCGCTGCACGTCCAGGTGCCGGCAGTCGCCGACCACGGCGGCCTTCACCGCCTTGTAGTCGATCACGTCACCCTCGGTGGCCTCGATCAAGCCCTCGTTGATCCACTGCCGGACCGGGACCAGCAGTTGCCGCTCCAGCGTCTCGACCCGCTCCTCCGGCACCCAGCAGCGGACCAGCAGGTCCAGTTCGGCGCCCGGCCGGTTCGGCTCCACCCAGCACGCCCACGCTGTGAAGTCCGACACCGCCGACAGGTCCAGGCCACCCCAGGCGCGGCGGCCGCGCAACGCGCGCCGATCCACCGGGTCTCCACAGGCGTCCCACTTCGCCATGTCCAGCCACCGGGTCTGCTCCCGCTTCCGCAGGTTCAACGACAGCCGGCAGAACGTCGGCAAGTAGGTCGGGGTGACCTTCGCCTTCTCCGCCTCACGGCGCATGTACGCCAGCGTCGGGGACTTCCCCAGCCCCGGGTTCGCCTTCCGCCACGTCGCCTCAGCGAACGGGTCGTCGTCCTTGTCCGCGGCCCAGATCACCCCATAGTGGCCGACGTCGCGGACGATCCCGTTGGCGACGTTGCGGGTGTACCGGTGCTTCTCGTCGTAGATCGTGCCGTCCTCAGCCTCATCGGCGGTCGTGATGAACACGATCAGCGGCTGGGCCCGGGCACCCGTCCCCGTCTCGATCGCCTCGACCAGCGCCCGCCGCAACCGCAGCGTGTGCACCTCGTCGATCATCGCGCCCGAGACGTTCAAGCCGTGCGCCGTCTCCGCCACCCGCGACAGCACCCGCAGGATCCCGCCGCTCCGCGGGACCCTGATGACCTCCTTCAGCGGCTCCACCCGCTTGCGCGCGGCCGGCGACGTCAGCAGCATCCGCTTGGCGTCATCGAAGACGCGGCCCGCCTGCAGCGTCGACCCGGCCGCGTTGTACACCTCTGCGCCCATCTCGCCATCGGCCAGCAGCAGCACCCCGGAGATCCCGGACGCCAGCAGCGTCTTCCCGTTCTTCCGGGGGATCTCGATCCACGCCGAACGGATGACCCGAACGACCTGATCGATCCCCGCGTCGTGGCACACCCACCCGAAAATCGGCGCAAGGATCCACACGACCTGCCACGGATCCAGGCCCTCACCCAGCCGGATCGGCACCCCCGCCCAGCGGCCCTTGGTGTGCCGGAACGCGGCCAGCGCGGTCAGCGCCTTCTTCGCCCGGCCGACGTCGAACCACGCGCCGGGATGCTGGTCGGCCTGGAACGCCACCACCGACGGCCGCGCCGCAACCGCCTCGCCGATCTGCTCCTCGGTCAGCCCCAGCTCGAGCAGGGCGTCCCGAGGGACGGGCAGATCAGTCGAAGGGGTCGCCGTCGCCATCGTCGCCCGGCTTCTGCAGGCGCGTCGCCGACGCCGGCGACAGGCCCAGCTCACCGATCAACGACCGCAGATGCGCACGATACTGGTTCAAGATCGTCGTCCAGGGGTGGCGCACGTTGCCCCGCTCCGTACCCACCACCAGGCCCTCACGCGACAGGGCCCGCTCACCCTGCTCGATCCGAGCCCACGTCACGCAGTAGTCGACCAGCGTCTCCTGCTGCTCCCAGACCAGCCCGGCCGACCGGGCCAGCGTCGGCGCCAACTTCCGCCACAGCTGGCGGGCCGTCGCACGGGCCCGACGGTTCGCCGCGTCATTGCCCGGCAGCAGGTCCAGCCAATCCGGCTCCCGCAACGCCGACGGCGGAAGGGTCACCCCCTCCTTGATCGGCCGGCGGCCCGGGTTGCCTTCCCGGACCACCTGCAGAGCCGGCTTCGGCTTCCGCCCAGGAGTCGCCATGATCAACCTCCCGGCCGTGCTCAGCTGATCATCACGCCAGAACCGGAGAAACCGCGCCGCGGGCAGTTTCCCTCACCGACGGGTTCCTGGGAATCGGGCATAGGGGTGCATCCCACCCCGTGTTGTGGGGGTGGATGTCGCGTTAAGTTACTGGCGGGTTGGGGTGTTGGCCTCGGGAAACGCGGTAGATCGATCTTGGTTCGCGGGTCGGGGGTTAACGCCGGAACCCTGCGGGCTTGGTGAGGGCGGTACGGCGGTCGTGGCAGGGCTTGCAGCGGGGTTCGCCGTACTGGGGGTCGTCGGGGTCCAGGCCGAGGCGTTGCAGTTCGTCGCGGTCGCGGGGTGAGTGGTCGGCGATGGTGGCTGGTGCGTCGCAGTCGATGCAGCGGCCGGCGTTCTTGGCGAGGACGGCGGGCCGGAATGCGGTGCGGTGTCGTGTGCCGTATTTGGCGGCGCCGGATTGTCGGCGGTTCTCGGCGGCGGCGCGGCATTCGGGGCATCGGCCGGTGGGGGTGAGGTTGGGGCAGCCGGGGGTGGTGCACGGCTTGGGGGTTCTGCGGGGCACGGCTAGTCGGTGTTGGTGCCGGTGAGGCAGTTGTGGCAGTCGATGTGGTCGGGGGGGTCGCTGCCGGGGTGTGTGGTGAGGGCGACGCCGTCGGTTGCGCCGCAGTCGGGGCAGGTGATGGGCGCGGGGTCGGCCATGGTTGCCTCCGGGCAGCGGAGAGGCCGCAGGATGACGGGCGGATCCTGCGGCCTACGTGTGGTGACCTTGGCACAGAGTGTCGTCCGCGCAGGTCAGGTGTCAATCACCCGGGGGTGTGACCGGGTCCGTGGCGGCGCTGGTGGTGGTGTCGTGGGCGTGGTGCCAGGCGGCGCGGATGTCGCCGAGGCGGTACCAGTGGACGGGCCCGGCGGGTGTGTGCTCGGTGTAGGTGGGGGTTAGGCCTGCGGTGCGGCGCGCGGCGTAGTTGCGGATCATGGAGGGTGTGCATGGCAGGCCGGCGGCGGTCATGACGGCGGCCAGGAACGGTGGGCGGCCGTGGATGTGTTCGGCGTCGGTGAGGGCCTGGTCGCGTCGGGCACGGACGTCGTGGCCAGTACCGCAGGTTCGGCAGTGCACGACGGTGTCGCCGGGTTCGGCGTACAGGCGGCGGGGGCAGGGGGTGGTGATGGTGGGGCGCCATCCGTTGTCGCAGCCGCAGCCCGCCGGGAGGTCGCAGCCGGTGCCGCCGACATGGCAGGTGCAGGCGCAGGGCGCGGCCGGATGCTGGGTTGGGGTGCCGCATTCGCCGAGGGGGATGAGCTCGACGGGCCGGTCGATCGCTTTCCAGGCGGCGCGGGTGAGGCGGTGGAGGTCGCCGAGGAGCCGCGCCGCTTCGGGGTGGACCCGGAGGGCGGGGAGCCGGCCGGTCAGCCACACGGTTTTCCCGGTGACGCCGGCGGGGAGGCTACCGGCTGGGTGGAGGTGGACCACGCTGCGGGTGACGGCGACAGTCAGGTCGGCGTACAAGCTCGCAGCGGTGAGGTCGACGGGCAGGGGGGTCTCTGCGGTGCGGGACCTGCCGGCGGGGGCGCCGTACCTGGTTTGCCGGGACGCGGCAACGGCGAGCTGGTCGGTGAGGAACGGGACGTCAGCGAGGTGGGCGGTGAGGGTGGTGGTGCAGGGGCGGCAGAGGCCGCCGTCGGGGGTGGGGGCGGTGCAGGCGGTGCAGGCGGGGCAGCCGGTGGACGCTGGACGGGGCGCCCGGACCGGGCCGGTCTTGGCGCGGCCCTGGGTGCTGGTTGCGCTGGTCACAGCGTCTATGGTCCGGACGGGTCCCGCACCCTGACAGAACCGGGCGATCGCCCCGGCGGGTGTCCGGCGGACGGCCGGGTTTAGGCGGCGGGTCTGGTCCGGCGGGCGGCGGATGCGGCTCGGCGGCGGGCAGCGAACCGGGCGGACTCCACAGCCCTCGCGGTGGGGCGCCAGGTCCCGCCCAGCGGCCGGCCGGTGCGGCGGGTGTGCACGGCGGCGGCGTCAGCGAACACGGCCCCGATCACCCGGTTGGTGGCGCCCGCGGCGTGCAGGGCGGCCATCACCGCGATGACCGGGTCCGGGACCCGGGCCCGCCAGTCCAGGTCCGCGACGCCCTCGTCGTCCAGCCACACCGCCAACACCGCAGGATCGGTGAGGGCGGACGTCACTGGGTGTCGTCCAGCCCGGCCCGTCTGCGCCAGCCCGCGATCTGCTCATCGGTGACCTCGCCGGGCGTGTTGAGTATCTCGGCCACCACGTCTCGCAGGTCGGCGCGGGCTTGGCGGAGGTGATTGATCTGCTGCGCCAAGCCTTCAACGAACTCGGGTGTGACCGTTGTGGTTCCTCGGCCGGCCGGCCATGTGACGTGGAGGCGTCCGTCGTGGTCGGTGATCGACGCAGTGATCGTTGGGATCGGGATGATCGTCGGGATTGGTTCCTGGTCTTCGAGGATCCGGTCACTTTCTCTCACAGGGTCTCCTCCTTCTTGTCGGACGGTTCATGGCATGGGCATAGGCAGCCCGCACCAAGTCGCTCGCCGCGCTCCGTGACGCCCTCGCCGGCGCAGCGGCGATGCCTGCCCTCCGCGCACACAAGGGACCGCTCGGAGCGGTCTGCCTTCTGTACCGCACGGTCGCGGTACGCCTGCCGTTTGGCTGCCCGCTGTTCGACGGTCCGGCCTCGGACGTCAGTCCAGGTCATCGGGGCTCCAGGTCCGCGCGGCGCCACCACTCGGCGAGCATGGGATCTCGGATCCAGTGGGTGCGGCGGCATGGTGTGCCGGGATGGCCGTGATCGTCGAATGAGCTGAGGATCTCCAGCAGTAGCTTCTGTTGCTGCTGGACCTTGTCGGCCAGATCCGTCGTCCCCTGCGACGCCCGCTCGGTCATCAGCTGGCGGATGTACATGGTGGCGTCGATGAGCTCTTCGTAGAGGTCGCGGAGGGCGTCGCGGCCGTTGAACGGCTGGAGTGCGGTGCCGTAGCGCTGGATGCCGATCTCGCGGCGGGCCTGGATGTCGGCGATGACTTGGGACTGGATGTCTGGGTGGTCGTTTTGGGTGGGGAGAGGCTGGTCTCCGGGTCGCTGCTTAAGGCGGCTGGTGTCAGTCATTGCTGCTCCCGATGACGACGATCCTCGTCTTGCCGTTGTGACCATGGACAGCGTCGACCGATTCCAGGCCCTGATCATGGAACACGACCGACGTCGGCCAGTCCGTCATCCACCGCAGAGCAACGGTGCCGTCGGCGAACTCCACTCCTTGCGCCACCACGCCGGTCCCGGAGATCCCTGTCTCGTCCACGTCGCGGACCAGCAGGAACGGGGTCGGGTCGTCATGCCTCGGCTGCCCGGGCGGGGTGCTGTGACAGGGGCACTTGCACCGCTCGCCGGCGGGGTCTGAGCATTCCTCGTGGTAGCCGATCGAGCATTGCCGATTCCGGGGATGGTCGTAGGGGCGGCAGTCCCTGCCGTCAGCGCCCGTCAGACGATCGGTGTATGCGGCCGGGGTCTCGCCATCGAGAGCGGGTGGCATCTCCGGGTACCAGCGGCCAACTTCGATCGCTGTCATTTCGGCTCCTTGTCGTCGGTCGGGCGGATCATTCGTCGGCTCCGATCGCTTGGGCGGTGTTACACGGCCACCAGTCATCGCAGGTGCGGCAATACCCGCCGGGTGTGCGGTGGTGGATGCGCGCGACCTCCGCGAGCTGCTGCTCCAACGTCACGGCGATGTTCCGGGCGCGGTCCCGCTGACCGGTGACGGCGCGAAGCCGGTCACAGAGCGCGGCGACCACAGCCCGACCAGGTGGGTCGTGGTCGACTGTGGGGCAGGCGCACAGGTGGTCGCCGACGACGTGGGTGCAGTGCTGGCACTCTCGCAGCTGGCAGGCGACGCACGTATCCGTCGCCAGCGCCTCCCGGCCTGTCCACGTGACCTCGTATTCGCAGCCGTCGACCGGGTCGGCGTAGTCGCCGGGCCCGTACACGGACACCCGTCCGGGGCGGCCGTCGCGGTCGGTGTCGACCCAGACGGTGACACCGCCGATATTGGCCCACCAGCGGCCGTCGTCTTTCCCTTCGACGTGCAGCCACGGGGACACGACGAGTTCGTCGAACTCGGTGTTGGCGGGCAGCCCATGGACTTGCGTGTGGTCCTCGGCGACGTCGACGGCGCCGGGCTCCACGTGGTGCGCGGTGCCGTACAGCGTCCCCGCCTCCGGGTCCGGGTCGTACTCCTGGACGAGGAGCCGCCACCGGGCGCCGGGCCGGCGGAAGAACCGCACGGGAGATGCGGGGGGCTGGTCAGTCGGGGGCATTCGTGCTCCTTGCGGGAGTGATGGCGGCGATGGTCTCCAGGTGGCGCATCAGGCGCCCGCCGGGATGAGTTCCTGCGCCTCGCGGTAGCAGCGCTCCAGGTGCTCGACCGCCGCAGGGGATTCTGCCTCCGCTGCCTCGCGGAGGATCGGCAGCCCGGAGTCGATGGACGCGAGGACCTCGTCGCGGGTGGCTTCCCGGCCGTGGGCGTACCACAGCGTCTCCTGCGGGGCGCCGATGGCGAAGAGGACCCCGCTGCCGTCGGCTGCCCGGAACGGGCTGTGGTTGCGGGTGACCCACACGAGCGCGACGCCCGGGTTCCTGGTGATGAATTGTCCGGCTGGGGCGGTGACGCCGTCGGGCAGGTCGGGTCGCCGGCGCATGGTCGGGGTGGTGAGGAATGGGCAGGCGCGGGCGGCGTAGATCGCGCAGTCACGGTGCGACGGCGGCTCGGCGGACACCCGGTTGACTGCGCACATGGGGCCGATGACGAATGCCGCGTTGGCGCCGCGGTGCTGCCCGCAGATCCAGCATCGTTCGTCGCGGACGGCGTCCCTGATCCCGTCGGGCCGGATCAGCCGGAAGTCGGGTTGCCCGTCGGGCCACGCGATGAACCATGGCACCGGGTAGCCGACCTTGTTGCGGGGAAGGCGCGCGATGCGGTGTGGCATGGGGATCTCGGTTCTCATGCTTCTCCTCCCTTGAGGATGGCGGTGGCGTGCTGCCGTGCTTCGTCGTCGGGTGCTTCGGGGTCGGCCAGGACGGCGAGGGCGGCGCGGATGCGACGGGTGAGGGCGAGCCCGTGGTCGGGGTCGGTTGTTGTCATTGCTCCTCCTCTGGGGTTTCCGACGGGCACATCAGCTGACGCGGTGTGGGCAGCGGGGGCACCAGCAGATGGCTGGGGCTCGGCAGCGGCGGGGGGTCCAGTCGAGGGTGGCGCCCCATTCGGTGGGGCCGGGCGGGTGGTGTTCGCAGCGGGCGGCGGGTGGTCCGGAGCGCATGGTGGTCCAGGCGATCGCGGGCTGCCCGCACGGCCGCCGGCCGCCGCCGGCCGGGTTGGCGACGGGGATGGTGCAGCCGGTGGGCGGGCCGAGTGGGCCGAGGGCGGCGAGCGTGTCCCAGCCGCGGGGTACCGCTGCATGCCGATCTGAGGCTGAGGTGTCGGGTAGGCCGTAGCGGGCCCGGTCCGGCGCTGACCGGGCCGCACGAGGGTCGCCGGGGTTCGCGGCCGCCCACTCAGTGCGGGCCTGCAGTCGTTCCAGGACCAGATCCCAGGTCGGGGACCCGGGGGACGGGGGGTTGTGGCCGGCGCCGCGGGCCAGGCGGCGGCGGGCCGCCTCGTCCAGGGTGAGGAGGTCGGCGGGTGTGAGGGCGGCGTGCCAGGCGTGGTTTTCCAGGTCGCGGGCTTTCAGGGCGCGGTTGGCTCGGGCGGTCTTGGTGGCGCCGTAGTCGGCGTCGTGCAGCGGGCTGATCGGGGGGCTGGTCGCCTGCTGCGGGATCGGGATCTCGACGGGTCCGCCGCCGGGCAGGTCGCGGATGTCGTCGACCTCCACGTACCCGCAAGCGCGGCAGCGTTGCGCGGTGACGGCGATGACGCCGTCGGCGAGGCCGGTGGCGGTCAGGTGCGGCGGGTGCTGGCCGCATTCCGGGCAGGCGTCCGGGGTGCGTGGCGGCGGGCAGATGAAGACCCGCGGTTCGACGTGCCAGGGCCGCCATGTGATCGGGTGGCCGTCCAGGGTCGCCACGGGCGGCGCGTCGTCGGCCGGGGGCAGCTCGGGGAGCTCGGCGGCGGTCATGACGCGAAGTTGCTGAAGCGGGCGATCGCCGTCTGCGCGGCGAGGACCACCCACTCTCCGGATGGCCCATTGCGCTGCTTGTCGATGATCACATCGACTTCGCCGGCACGGGGCGATTCGCGTTCGTAGAGGTCTTCGCGGTGCAGCAGCAGGACGACGTCGGCGTCCTGCTCGGCGGCGCCGGTCTCGCGCAGATCTGACATGCCCGGGCGTTTGTCGGCGCGGTGCTCCGGGCCCCGGTTGAGTTGCGCGGCTGCGACGACCGCGCAGCCTTCCTGCTTCGCCATGAGCTTCAGGCCGCGGGTGAAGGCCTCCAGGCCGACGCGGCGGGCGCCGGGGTCGGATCCGGTCGCGCCGACGTCGGCGAGCTGCAGGTAGTCCAGCAGGACGACGGCGGGCTTGTACCGGCGCACGTTGGCGCGGAGGGCGGTGAGGGTGAGGCGCGGGGTGTCGTCGATCCACAGCGGCGCTTCGGCGAGGACGTCGAGCTGGCGGGCGAATCTGTGCCACTCGTCGTCGGTGAGATCGTGGCGTTGAAGGTGCTGCAGCGGGATCTTGGTGGCCGCGGAGACGAGACGGTCCCGGACCTCGCCGATGGACATCTCCAGGGAGTGCCACAGCACGGGTCGGCGCTGCCGGACGGCGGCGGCCTCGGCGAGGCAGCCGAGGAACAGGCTCTTCCCGACGCGCGGGCGGGCGCCGACGATGACCAACTGGCCGGGGGTGAGGGGGTTGAGCTCCTTGTCGAGGTCGACCCACCCCCAGAGGACGCCGATGTCCTCAGGGATCACGGGGGTGGACCATTCGTCCTGGGCGGCGTCCAGGAGGTCGCCGAAGCGGACGGTGGTGCCGTGTTGAGGTCCGGCGCCGCGGACGCTGGTGACCTCTGCTTCTGCGGCTGCGAGGATCTCTTCGGTGCCGCCGACGGCGGCGCCGGCGCGGGCGAGTTGGGTGATGCGGGTGCCGGCGGCGTCAAGGCGGCGCAGCAGGGCGCGCTTGGCGACGATGCGGGCGTAGTAGCCGGCGTTCGCGACCGCCGGCACTGCCGCGGTGAGAGTGTGCAGGTAGGCAGGGCCGCCGACCCTGGCGAGTTCGCCGCGCTCGGCGAGCTCGTCCGCGACCGTGACCGGGTCCGCCGGCAGCCCGTCGCGGTGCAGCCGGATGATCGCGTCGTAGATCTGCTCGTGCGCTGGACGGTAGAAGTCGCGGCCTTCCAGCAGGTGCTCGACGTCGTCGCGGGCCTGGCTGGACAGCAGCATCCCGCCGAGCACGGACTGCTCGGCGGACAGATCGTGGGCCTCCGCTGGCGCGACGTGGTCCTCGACGGCGGTCATGGGCGTCCGTTCACCGCGGCCGCGGCGGTGATGTACGTGATCGCCTCCGCCGGTGGTGTGCCGTCGCCGATGGCGGCGAGCCGGGCCTGCAGGATCCGGGGCCAGGCCGGGTCGTCGTAGTCGACGTCGACCATCAGTTCCGCTTCCGGCGGGGCAGCCTTCACCCGCTCCCTGCGCAGGCGGCTCACGCCGTCGCGGATGTCGGCCGGCATCACGAAGTCCCGGCTTGCGCGGTAGTGGTCGGCCACCGCCTGCTGGGCGTCAGGGAGGCGGATGTCGGCGAGGACGAGTTGCCAGGCGGCGACGTCGGCGTCTCCGATGGTGCGGCGGTCGAACGCGGCGATCATCGTGAGGAGGGCGCTGGTCTCGGTCATGTCCACGGGTCGGGCTCCTTGCCGGCTGTGAGCGCTAGGCCCTGCGGCGGTGCGGGCGCTGCGGGCGCTGCGGCGAGTAGAGCGGCGAACTCCAGGGGCGGTTCACGGCCCTCTAGCGCGGCGTACTTCGCGACGAGCGCGGCGCCGGCGGCGACCCGTTCGTCGGTGGTTGACCGCCGCTGCGGTGGTGGAGGTGGCGGGCGGTCGGCGTCGTCGACGAAGGAGGCGATCGTGGCGGCATGCATCCCGCCGCGGCGGTACCAGGCCTGCATGCCGGCGCGGATCTGGTCGACGGGGATGCCTTGGGCGAGGAGAGCGGTGAGCTCGCGGGCGACGTGGCCGAGGACTCGGTCGTTGGGTCGGCCGCGGCCGTGGCGGGTGCGGGCGTCGATCCATTCGCCGATCAGGGTCTGCGCGGTGACCGCCTGCGCTGGGCTGTCGTCGGGTGTCTGGTCCGGTTCGGGTGGCGGGTCGGGGAAGGGCAGGCCGGGGATGTCGAGGTGGTCGGCCTCGCGTGTGCGTGTGTGTGTGTGCGCGTGCACACCCCCCTTCAGGGGGGTGTGTAGTTCTTCTTCTAGAAGTTCACCGGTCACCTGGTGACCGGTTGGGGGGTGATCGTTTGACCGGTTGGGGGGTGATCGTTTGACCGGTTGGTCACCGGTCACCTGGTGACCGGTTGGCCCCCCGGTTTGTCCCGGTTCACCGCCGGTCAGATTGACGGGTTGGTCACCGGTCAGATTGACCGGTTGGCCGTCGGACTTCTCCCCGTCCGCGCCATCCGCGGATCTTGATGTGATCCGCGTCTTCGCTGCCTTGATGTCCTCGGCCGTGACGGTGACGTCCAACTGCAGGTAGATCCGGTCCGACAGCCTGTTCCCGGTCTGCGGGTCGGTCCTCGGCTCCACCCGGAGCAGCCCCGCCTCGCGCATCACGACCATCTGCCGGTACACCGTGGACACTGACTGCTCGGTCTCCTCAGCGATCCGCTCCTGGCCCGGGAAGCACGAGTACGCCTCGTCGGCATAAGCGGCGAGCAGCTGCAGAGTGGACTTCATGCCGACGTTCCCGAGACGCTGCTGATGCGCCCAGGCGGGCGCAGCGAACGGCCCTGAGCGGTGCGGCTTGGCCACGGGAGGCCCCTCCAAGGGTCGATGCGGCTGTCGTCGGGTTTCGCTGGGGGTCCGGGCCGCGGGGAAGGTCGGACCGGACCCCCAACGACGGCTAGAACGCGAGGTCCGGGTCGTCGTGCGGCAGGACCTCCGTGTCCTCGGCGGGTAGTTCCCACCGTTGGACGGGCGCCGGCCGGGTGATCTTCGCGGCGAGCCGTGCCGTCTGCTCATCGCAGGGAGTGATCGCGTACACCGATCCCGCCGCGTACAGCTGGGTCGCTGGCGGGTCTCCGGGGATGTCGATACGGAGGAAGCTGGCGCCGGCGAGGGTGGCCTCGCTCAGCCAGCCCGCGATGTCGGTGGGTGCCCGGTCCAGCGGATCCGGTCCAGGCATCGGCAGTGCCTGCGCCGCGGTGTCAGTCACCGGCGGTCCCGGTGTAGGCGCAACGGGCACGGTGGACGGTGCCGCGGCCGGTGGTGGTTCTGGGATGGGGTGGCGGGGCGGCGGCACCGCCGACCCGACTGAGGGACTGGGGGGGGGGCTCCTCGCAGGGGCAGTGCCCGGCGGCGTGCCGGACCGCGTGGGCCCGGTCCTGATCCAGCTGGGCCGCGGCGACCGCTGCGGTGTCGAGGTCGGCTTGCAGGTCCCGGCAGGCCAGTTGCAGCGCGACCTGAGAGGGCCAGCCGCCGTCGATGGCGATCACGCGGACCGCGCCGGGTGGCAGCCCGGTGCGGTGGGCGACGTCGGGGAGCGCGCTGCCGGCGGCGAGCAGTTCCAGCGCGGCGAGCCGGGCGGTGAACGGGACGGCGTCGACGAGTGTCTCGGGGAGGTCGGCGGTCATGGCAGGTCACCGCCCTCGGGCCGATCCGCTGGCTGCTCGGCGGCCGTCTCAGCGTCGGCGTCGGGGGGGTTGGTGGGGAGGCGGCGTCGGCGGACGAACCGGTCGGCCCAACCGGGCAGGTCGGCCAGGTCCCTGCCGGGGGCGTGGCCGAGGAACAGCACCGGCCCGCGTAACTCCCCGCCGCCCTGCCAGCCCAGGTTCCGGGCGGTGGCCATCGCGGGCCGGTTCACCGGCACCCGAGACCCGCCGGCGCGGTCGTCGGTGGACCAGGCGTGGATGGCGGGGGTTAGGGTGAGGCGGCCGAGCCAGCCGCGGTCGCCGACGACCTCGACGATCCCGGCGAGGGACGGGTGGACCTGCCAGGGGGTGGTGGTGCCGTCGGGGCGGACCAGCACGCCGTGGACCCGGTAGCCGCCGTCAGTCATTGGGTGCTCGCTCATCGGGCTGCCTCCGCCCCGGACGGTGCAGGCAGCGTGTACAGGGCGCGGGTGAGGTCCAGCCAGTCCGCCAGCAGGTCCTCCCGTGCGGGGTTGGTGTCGCCGTCTGCGGGTCGGCCGGGTCGGCCGGGGCGGACGCCCATGAGGGCGGCGACGAACGAGTCGCCGATGGTCACCCGGAGAGCGCCGCCACGCGTCAGCCGGATCGGGGTCAGGGCCATCCGGTCGCCGTCGCTGGCGGCGTCTGCGAAGTCTGCGAGGAGCGCCGGGTTCACCGTGACGTCGCCGGCGGCGGGGACGGTGAGGATCTGTCCTGCGAGGTCGGCGATCTCGTCGGGCAGGCTGCCGCTGACCACCGGCAGAGACACGGCCGCGCCGGACGGCAACGCGACGCGGAGCGTGGCGTCCGCGGCCGTCAGCGTGACCGCGCCGGCCTCGATCGGCGCATCCTCCCTGCCGGTCACCTCGCCGGTCTCCTCGTCGTCGACCGGGACCGAGACGGTGGCGGACAGGAAGTCCAGCAGCCGGCAGGCGTCGCCCAGCGAGATGGCGGCCCGCCACCCGGCGGGAGCGGCGGCGGCGAGCGGGACTCGTTTCCAGCCGATCCGGAACCGGTCGGTGGCGTACGCCACCAGGTGCCTGTCGTGGACGGCCAGGTGCACGGCGTTCAGGACCGGGACCAGGTGGTCGTAGCCGTCGGCGAGCGGGATGGTCGCGGCCAGCAGGGACCGCAGATGCTCGGCGGTGACAGTGACAGGTGCCGTGTCGGTTGCCGGGTCGGTCGTCGGGTCGGTTGTCGGGTCGACGGCCGGGTGGGTCGTGGTGTCGGTCACGTCGGGGTGTCTCCTTCGGTGGTGGGTGGGGTCGATGCGGAGATGGGGTGGCCGCGGAGGTCGGCCTCGATCCGGCCCTCCACCAGATCCAGCGGCCGCCAGATCCCGGTGTCCGCTCCGGCCGCGGCCAGCTCGTCCAGCCACGCCCGCTGCGCGGGTGTCAGCTGCCCGGACTGCCGCTTCAGCTCGCGGTAGAGGACCCGCTGCTGCTGCGCGGACACCAGCACGAGGTCGGGGAAGCCCGGCTGCGACCGGGCGGAGATCCACGTGTGGTAGGCCCACCAGTGAAAGGCCCGGGCCAGGTGCATGACGTCGCGTTGCAGGACCCGCTCGGTCATCGCGGCCGCGGCCTGGGCGTGGTACTCCTCCCGGGTCACGAGGCGCGCCTGGGTCGGCGGCCGGCCAGCACGTCCCGGACGGCCCGCAGGTTCGCGTCGCGGCGGACCGCCGCGGCGACGTCCGCGACCAGACGGCCGGGCAGGTACGCGGCCAGCGCGGGGATGGTGTCCAGATGCAGCCAGTCCACGCAGGCCTCGACCGTGTCCTGGTCGAGGCGGACGGTGACCTGCCCGCGGACCGGGTCGTCGAGCTCGGGGTCAGCGGCGACGTCGACGACCGGGATGCCGCCGGCTCGCAGCATCCGGTCGACCTCTGCGGAGGCGCCGAGGAAATGCTGGACGTCGCAGATGCAGGGCCACGTGTACCCGGCCCGGCCGTCCGGCGGGAGCCGCAGCAGCCGGACTGTGGCGGCCGCGACGACGATGGGGGCGCGGGTGGCTGGGCAGGTGGTCCGCACCACGGTCAGCGGCTCGGTCATCGGGCACCGGCCCGGTCGAGGTCGTCGAGGTGGGCTTGGACGCCGTCCAGGTAGTCGCCGAGGGCGGTGATGACCGGTGCGGCGGCGGACGCGGCGCGCGCGTAGTACGTCTCGGCTGTGATCAGGTTGTCGTCCCGGGCGGCGGCGGCCGCGTCGATGTGGCCGCGGGCTTGCCGGATCTCGGTGTGGGCGCGGTGGAGGGCGCGGCGGGCGACCTCTTCCTGCCGCGTCTTCGGCGCGGTCCCGGCCGCGGCGGTCTCGGTCACGGGCGGGCCTGGGCGGTGTCGCCGGCCAGCTTGGCGGCAAGCCGCTCGATCAGCTGCTGTTTCGACCCGGCCGCTGGCAGGCCGGCGGACTTGCAGCGGGCCCGCAGGTCGGTGTGCGACAGGCCCGCCAGGTCCCCACCCGCCTCGCCGGCCGAGGATGTGCCGTTGTCCGCGGCGACCAGCGCCGGCGCCGGCTCAACCGGCTCGCCGGTCTCGTCCTCCAGGTCCGCCGTCGCCTGAGCGACCCGCCGAGCCCTCAGATCCCGGTCGACCGACACGTACAGCGACGGCGCCGGGCGGATCCCGGTGACGCCGGCCACCTCACCGAGCAGGACGGTGACCCCGTCGCGGTCCTCGACCTCCACGACCTGCCACGCGCCCGGGGTGTCCGGGTGCGCCCGCACCATGGCGTGGTCGGCGAGCCAGTCCGCGGCCCGGTCCGGGATCGGCGCCGCCGCCGCGGTCACCCCACCGATGCCGGCGAAGGCCAGTGCGTCGAGCGCGGCGGCGAGCTGGTCCGCGGGCAGCGTGATGGTCGCCACGACGGCGGCCGGGTCGCGTTGCGCGAGGTGGTCGGCGAACTCGGCGGGTTTGACGATGGTGGGGCGGGCCGGGATGTCGGCCTTGTCGAGGCGGACCTCACCGAGACCCGCGACGCGCCATTTGGTGATGGTGCCGTCCTCGCGATACCGGTCCAGCGCGAGCTGCTTGAGGCCGGCGGCGAGGACGTCGGCGCGGGCGCGGTGGGCGTCGGCTTCGGCGCGGGCGGCAAGGAGTTCCTGGACCGCCTGGTCGACGGGCATGCGCATGGCTCAGGCCTCCTGCAACTGCCGGTCCCGGGTGGGGTCGGCAGCGATCGTCTGGTCGATGGACAGGCCTTCCGTGGCGGTGTGCTTCCCGCAGGCCATCAGCCACGCGCCGAGCGGCACCGGCTGCCCGTCCGGGATCGGGACGTAGGCGAGTTGGTCCTCGGTGAGGGCGGCCCGGACGTCGATGTCGTGCAGTGGTTTCGCGGCGCCGTAACTGCGGCGCAGCGTGTCGACGTCTGCCTGGGCGGCTGCGGCGGCCGCGACCCGGTACGCGGCTGCCGCGCGGCCGTTGTCGTCCTGGTCATCGCTGCCCGGGCGGGCTGCCGGGGCAGCTTCCTGCGGCCGGTTCTCGACCGCTTGCGGCTCCCGCCTTCTCTGGGCGGGCTTCGGCGCCGGTGTGGGCGCCGGCTCTTCGCTGGCCGCGGCCTGCAGGTGGGTCAGCAGCGCGTCCAGGGTCCTGTCCTCACCGAACTGCCGTTGCAGGTGCGGTGCACGGTCAATCACCGCGGAGACGTCGTGCTGCCCGAGTCCCTGCTCCTGGACCCAGGCTGCGATCTGGCGGAGGTCCGCGGGTGACGCCTCCAACGCCCGGCGAGCGGCGTGGAGCGCCTGCTGGCCCGGCTCCGGTGTCGGCTGTTCTCCGTCGCCGTGGCCTTCGGAGAGCACCTCGCCGACCACGACGGTCCGCCCGTCGTCGGTCAGGTCGATGTCCGCGCCGAGCTCGTCCGGCGTGTAGTGCAGCCCGTGTAGGCACTCCTCGGCGGCGTCCCGGCACACCTCGCTCTCCGCGCGGGCCTTGAGCATCGCCTCGGTGTACTTCTGCCAGGCGCCAGCCTCGCCCTTCTTGGTCCGGGCGACGACGATGGTGCGGCCCTTTTCGTCGACGTCGAGCCGCTCGATGAGCTTCGCGCGCAGTGCCCGGTCCAGGGTCCAGGTCGAGGTGAAGGGGTGTTCCGGGTCGTCCGATCGGATGATCGTCGCGGTTGCCTGGATGTCGCCGGCGGCCACCGACCCGGTCACACGGATCCTGAACGTGTGACCGGCGCGGCGAACCAGCGCGGTCATGAGACCCGCTGAGGCTGACGGCTTCCCCTCGATCACATGAATGCCGGTGATCGCGGTCATCGTCGGGACGTTCAGCGACGCCGCGTATTCCAGCGCCCACAGCACGTTGGCCTCGCGGCCGCGGAAGACGTCGGGGAGCAGGTAAGAGCGGCAGAGCTCCGCGGCGTACTGCAGCCGCTCCGCGAGGCTGGACGGCCCGTTGTAGCGGGCGACCGTTCCGGTGGTCATGACGCGCCGTCCTCGCCGCCCGCTCCGGCCTCGTCCACCGGTGCGGCCGGTGCGGCCGGGTAGTCGTAGCTGACCGCGGCGCGGGCGCGGCGGATCGCGTCCAGCCGCCGGTGGGTGTCCGCCGCCAGCCTCGTCAACTCCTCGGCGGCGGCGACGTCGGCGGCCTCCAGCCGCCGGCAGGCCCGGCCCAGAGCGGCCGCGACGTCGCGGAGCGTCCCGTCGACGGTGGCGGCGTCCGGGCCCCGGACCACCACCCCGGCGCCGTCCGGTCCGGCGTCGACGGCGACACCGGCGGTGAGGTCCCGGACGGTGGCGAGCAGCTCCCGGCTGACGGCGGCGTACTCGCCGGCCTGCCGGGTGGCGATCGCGGCCGCGGCCGCGGGCTGCTCCTCGCGGATGGCCCGCTCTCTGGCGGCGAGGAGCAGCTGGCGGATGCGGCGGGCGCGGGCGTGGACGACCCGGGTGACGTCGTCCGGGACCCGGGGTGCGGGCAGGGGGGGTGAGACGAGGCTGAGGTCGGGGCGGGGCATCGGCGTCTCCTGGTGGCGGGTGGGTCGGCAGGGGCCGGGGTGGTTGATCGCGGGGTCGAGGAGCTGGGCGCCGGCGTCGGAGGCGGATCGCCAGACGGCGGGCTGCCCGCAGGGGCAGGGCGCGGCGAACGACACCGGTTCCGGCGGGCCGGGGACGGGCGACGTGGCCCAGGTCGAGCGTGTGGGCGGGTGCGCGAGTGGCATGTCATACTCCGTTCGGGCGAGTCCCGGGTTCCGCCGGGACGGTGTGCGCCGGTGTGGCCCTGGTCGCTTCCGTGGCGGGTGAGCGACCAGGGCTGACGGCGCTTAGTCCGCCACCATGCGGATCTCGTCCGCTTGCTCACGCTGCCGGCAGATCACGTACGTGCCTGCGCCGACCGCGTTCGCTCCGTGCTCGTCGGTGTGGATGAGTTGCGCGGTCTCACCGTCCGGGACCGACAGGTAGCCGAGGACCTGCCCGGTGTCGACGCGCGCCCACCTGACACCGGCCGAGTCGAAGCCCTGGTGCAGCCAGTGGGTGTTGCCAGTCGACTCGCCGTGCACGACCTGGACGCCAGGCGCGGGCACGGGCTTGAGGTCGATCCCGGACGGGAGCGGCGCGGGGAAGATCAGCAGGTCCCCTTGCGCCTGCGGGCCGGTCAGTACCGGGACCTCGGCGTCGGCGATCAGGTGAGCGGGGACGGTGATCCCGGAGAGGGCGAGAGCTGTCGCGTACGTGTGCATGACTGTCCCTTTCTGTGGATTGGCTTCTAACCGTTTGGTCTCGTGCTTCTACGTCCGCCGCTGCAGCAGCGCGTACGTCTCCCGGGGGACGTCGTACGTCCATGCGGCAGCGGTCACCGGGTCGCCGATGTCGGCGGGAACGGTCAGCCCATAGTCACGTCGGGCACCGGACCGGTCGGGGGAACCGTTGGTGCACAACAGAAGCCGCACAGGCTCGTCGAAGATCTGCTCAGGCAGGTCGTACAGACGCAGGCTGTTGCCGCTGTTACCTGGATCTGGGGCGGTAGCGATCTCAGTCAATCCAGCCGCGCGCACGAACCACGGCCAGCCCTTCCGCTCGATGGCGGCCCGACGGATCTCCGCGTTGTCCTCACGCAGGATCCGGTCGGTGTCCCACCCGTCGCCCTCGATCAGATCGGCGGGGACGCGGATGCCGTGCCAGAAGTGCAGGGCCCACCCGTCCGCCCAGGCGATCGCCGGCCCGTCCTCGCAGTGCATGCGGGTGACGGTTCCGACCCGCTCGACATGCAGCACGGTCGGGCGGTCTGAGACGGCGGCGAATCCGCCGAACAGCCATGCGGGCCCTGCTGTGGTGATGTCGATGGAGCAGTCGAGCCGCTGCCAAAGGTCGCCCGTCAGCTCTAGGCCGCCGATGTCGCGGAGCCATGAGGCCCACGCCTCCCAGTCGCACCAGAGGTTCCCGCCCCAGTGGGTGTCCCACCAGGACTGCTTGGCGGCGGCGAGCCCGGCCTTGATTGGCTCATGCAGCCACGTCGGGTATTGGCCGACGCCATCCCGGACGCCATCCCCGACGCCAGCCCCGACGCCAGCCCAGACGCCAGCCCAGACGCCATCCCCGACGCCATCCCCGACGCCATCCCGGCTCACCTGCACGGCGACGTGAGCGGCCACGCATGCCGCGAGCGGCGACCGGGACCGGATCAACGCCGGCTCGGGCTTCCCCGCGAACCGGTAGGCGCGGCGGTAGGCGGCGTCGACCGTCGCCCATTCAGCGGGCGTGAGTGTGCCAGTCCGATGACCGACCGCCACCCACTTCTCGACCCACTCGCCGAATGTGGCGCGGTGCTCGTCGGTGAGGGCCTCGATTCGTTTCATGGCGGGGCGGGGTCCTTCCTGTCTCTGGTGGTGGTGGGTGTGGGGCGGTCGGTCCGGGGCACCGCTACGGGGGGGGGTGCGGGGCCGCCGGGGCCCCACCCCAGGGGGAGGGGGCAGGAACCCCAGCTCGGGCCGGACCGACCGCCGGTCTAGGGCCTCCGCCGACGAAGACGCCGGGCCGACTCCAGAGTCAGCGGCGTCACAGGCACGGAGGCTGCGGTGGGGGAGTGGGGGCGAGTGTCGGTTCGGAGCTGGTCCAGGCCCGCGCGGATGCCGTCCGCCGTGAACCGCCATTCCCGGCCGAGCTTGATGCCGTCGAAGGTGGCGGCGTTCTCGCGGACCCACTGCGGGGTCTTGCCGAGATGCGCGGCGACGTGCGCGACGTCGTACAGCGGCGGCAACGAGTTCGCGGGAAGCGCGCTCATGACGCGGAGCCGGGCCGGGGGAGCTGGATGCCGAGGACGTGCTCGAGGTGCGCGCGCATCAGCACGGGGACCGGGCGGTGCCCGTTCTCGATCTTGCTGATGACGACGGGATTCGGCGCGATCCGATATCCGTGCTCGTAGAGCGCGGCCGAGAGTTGGGCCTGGCTCATGCCTTTGGCGATGCGGGCTTCGCGGATCTGCTGGCCGGCGTGGGGCTGTCCCGCGGGAATCATCCGTTCGGCCTCCGCCATGAGACTCATGCTGCTCATGGCGCTAGCTAAGGCTATTCCATGTTAGTTGTCAACCGATGTCAGCTACCTGGCGCTGTCAAGCCCTGAAAACAGGCGCGTCCCGCGCTGTGTCTATAGGCATTCGTGTGAGACTGTCCGGAATCCTTGACCGTTGGCATCAGGTAGCCCCAGGATCAGTCCATGGCAGCGCAGACTGACGCGAACTGGCATCGGCTCGGCGCCGCGATCGCCAGGCGCAGGACCGCGCTAGGGATGTCCCAGGCGCAAGTCAACGCCGCCGGCGGCCCATCCATCGCCACGCAGCGCCTGCTGGAGAACGCGCTGGCCGACACATACCGTGACGCGACCCTGCGGCAGGTCGAGCAGGGGCTGCGCTGGCGGCCCGGCTCGGTGGCCGCGATCCTGGCCGGCGGCGACCCCCAAGAACTGCCTGATGGGCCCGTCATCCAAACATCCGATTCGAGCGACGAGAGCGACGTCCAGCCCGTCATCGTGGTTGGCTTGCCCGATTCAGCGCGTGATCTGTCACCAACAGAGCGTGACGAGATCACCGCGGCGGCTACGGCTGCCGCTCTGCGGGTCTGGAGGGAAATACGCTCCTCCCGCTGAGCCGCGGCCGGGGGGGAGGGACAAGCATGGCGGACATCCTGCACGTCGCCCGCGCCGACCTGCAGGGTGCGGAGTGGGTCAGTGTAGACGACGGAGAAGGGCGGCTACTCGTGCTCGATCAGACTGTTACCGACGAGCGGGCCCAGGCGCTCGTCGCCGTGGCATTGCACGGCGCGGGCTGAGCTCAGCGTTCCAGCAGGGCCGCGGCCGCGGCCGCCACAGCATCCATCGACTGCGGCATCAGGTGCCCGTACCGGTTGTGCGTGACCTTCGGATCGTCATGACCCATGATCTTCGCGAGCATGAAGATGTTGACCCTCCCGGATGCCAGGGCCCAGCTGGCGAACGTGTGCCGCAGATCATGCGGACGCGGCCGCACCGCCAACCCTCGTGCCCCGGCGGCCGCCATCGCGGGCCCCCAGATCCGGGAGTGGAAGGTGTTGTTCAGCAGCGGCCCGCCGCGGCGGGTCGGGAACACCAGCGCCTCGGCCGGCCGGCCATCAACCCACGGCGTGATCACCCGCGCCAGCGGCGGCCCGAACGGCACGGTCCGCCGGCCGGCCCGCGACTTCGGCCCGCCGAGCGCCGGGGCGGCGCCGCGGTGGTGCTTCCAGGCGCGCACGACCCGGAGCTGGCCCGCGGCCAGGTCGACGTCGCGGACCTGCAGCGCGGTGGCCTCGCTGAACCGCAGCCCGGTGCTCACCAGGAACGTCGCGAACGGCTGCCAGTACGGCGGCAGCGCGTCATGGATCAGCCACCACTGCTGGCGCGTCAGGAAGATCATCGGTTCGGGGTTGGGTTCCGGCAGCCGCATCCCGCGGCACGGGTTGGCGAGCAGCTGCCTGCGGGCCACGGCCCGCTCGCAGGCCGCGGACAGCAGTCCGTGCCGGTTGGCGATGGTCTTGCCGGACAGCGGTCCGCCCGGCCGGTGACCGGAGGTGAGGTAGTTCACCCAGTGGGCGACGACGTCGACGCCGTTCGGCGGGTCGAGCGCGGTCAGGGGGAGGTCGCCGAGGGTGGGGTAGATGTCGCGGGCGGCCTCGGTTCGGTAGTCGGCGCGGGTGCCGTCGGTGATCCCGGTCCGGGATGCGATGTGGTCCTCGACCATGTCCCGCACGGTCGGCGCCGGCGGGGACGCCGGTTCGTCGGCGGCGATCGCCTCGTCGAGCAGGCGCAGTGCGGCCGCCGGCCCGGCGGCGTCGAAGACGCCTGCCCAGTGCTCGGCGGCCGCCTGGTCGTCGAAGGTGAGGGACTGCAGCCTGCCGTCGATGCGGTAGCGCAGCCGGTAGGCGGTGCGGCCGCCTGCCATGACGCGGGGATGGACGCTGGCCATACCGCCACAGTAGGGGATCTGTTCCCCGAATGTTCCCTATCGGGAGGAATCCCTGGTCTGATCTGGTGCGCGAGGGGGGAGTTGAACCCGACCCCGAAATCGCCGTGACCAGCATCGCCGCAGGTCAACACCGTGTCGTATGTC